GTCTGGTCAGGGTTCGCCATCATGCGCTCCAGCAGATGCTGGGGGCTGTTGTTGACGCTTGCCGTGATCTCGGTCTGAGTAGGCATTGTTCTCTCTCTCGAAGTGTGAGCGGGGCCTGACACCCTGACGGATGTCAAGCCCCAGTTGGATCAGGCCGTCTTGGCGGTCAGGACAGAGTGACGCTTGCGGTTGCTCACCGTCAGGTTTCCGTACACCAGAATCTGGCTGTAACGGGCGTCCTGGTTCTCAGGGCGCTGGAACGGCGTTGGCTTGAACCACACGTTCTTGTGCCCGACCAGACGCAGGTACTTGCTGTTCAGCATGTACATGCGGCCCGACTGGCAGTACGTGTCGTACGTGACAGGCGCCGTGTGGAACAGCAGGTTCTCGAAACCAGCGTCAGCCGTCGTTGGCGACGTGAAACGCAGGTTGTCCTGGAGGAGACTGTTGTACTTCTCGTACAGCGTCTGCGTCGTCAGGATCACGTTGGGCTTGTCGTTTCCGACCGTGGCGTTGTTGAAGTACGTCTCCATACGCGCCTTGGTCAGAACCTCAGCCGTCGTGTTGATGTTGCTCTGCCAGAAGGCGTTGGCGGCAGGGTCGATGTTTCCGACCGTCGTGGCGTTCTGGGCAACCAGGTTGTCCAGACCGTTCCAGTTCTTGCCACCGTTGCCCGTGCCGTCACCGAAGAACATGCTGTCCATGCTCTCCAGGACCGACTCCTCGGCCTGCATGATCTTGGCCTCCAGCAGGTCGATGACCTCCTCCTCAGAGTTGTTCATCGCCTCCTCGATACCAGAGATGCTCACGCTGACAGCGAACTGCTTCCAGTCGTACTGGGCAGCAGAGATGCCATCCTGAGGCGTCGTGGGCAGAACGTCGTATCCCGTGTAGGAACCGACCGTGCTGTTCTGTGCGTAGATGAGCGGCAGGACGATGTGGGTACCACCAGAGATGGTCCTGATCTGTCCAGCCTGCTTCAGGAAGAACACCAGCGGACGAGCGGAGAACACGTTGTCCTCCAGCTTCGGCAGGTAGTTCTTCAGGGTCGTAGCAATGATGCTATCGAAATCGGCAAGTGCCATCGGTCTTTAGCTTTCGCTCGGGTCGTCTCTCATGTGCGGTTGTGCTGACGCTTTGCCGCCATGAACGCCTCACGCACCGAGGTAGCAGGCTTCGTAGACTCCCCGACAGCGCCGTTCTGTGTAGCGCCACCCGAATGGATGGTTCCCGCTACGTCGAGCGCCTTCTGTCGCCTGGATGCGGCTTCGCTGGCTTGCCTCTGACGAGCCATTGTCTCGTCGTACTGCATGGCCTTGAATGCCACTTCCAAGCTCGGGAGCTTGTTCTCGTAAGCAAACTGGGCGACCTTCTGTACATCGAAGTCGCCGTGCTGCGTCCTCAGTGACACGATCTCGTTCTGGAGTCGCTGTTCGGCCAGGGCCTGCTCCTGCCTCTGGAGTGCCCTCGAAGCCTCAATCAGCCGCTGCTCCTGCGGTTCGCGTTCTACTGGCTGGAAGCCAGTTGCCGCGTCCAGGTCGTAGACATCAGAAAGCTGACGCAGTGTCCCCGCTGGATCAGAGTCCAGCGAATCCACCAGGGCCTGAGCCTGCTGTAGTCGACGCCTTTCCTCGGCCAATGCCTGCGTTCGCTGAGTGAAGGCTTCCTGCATCATCAGGCCGTCACGGACCTTGTTGAAGGGAAGTTCCTTCTCCTCACCATCGATCTTTACCTTCACCAGATGGTCACCGAACTGGTCGATGTCCAGGTACTGCGGAGGCGGGGTGCTTGCACCACCATCGTCTCCAACGGCAGCGTTATCACCGCTGTCCGTTGCTGCTGCACCTGGGTCACCCAGGTCTGGCATGCCTGCTGCGTCAGAGACGCTTGGCATGTCCGTTACGCCTGCTCCGCTATCCCCCGTGGGGGCAGAGTCGGTCGTGGAATCGAAGATCGACATATCACTCCATGTGTGTACGAAACTTGCACAGGAGGCAACACAGCACATCATCCGCATATGCGGACGAGAGTCCCGAACGGTTGCTCTCTACTAAGTGGCGGTTACGTGTCCCAGGTATCAGTTGATGTCCGAACGGCCCCACGACGCGGCCACGATCCCGATGGGACCTTCAACGGTGTCAAGTGGATCGTTGGCCAGACGCGTGAGACGCACAACGTAGAAAGAAGCCAGCGGGCCAGGCGTGAACGACATGGGGAATCCCTCCGACGTTGCGGCAATCACGGACGTGAGTGAGATGCCAGCGCCGAACGTGGCGATCGTCGCCTCACGGCTCATGATCGTCGTGCCAGGCGTAGCTGGCCCCTGGGTAAAGATGTCGATTTCCTTGATCTCATACTGGAAGCGGACGTTTCCGTCCGCCGAGTGATCGTTGACCCACTCGAACCCGATGTTCAGCGTGTCCTTCAGCCAGTATTCCTCGACCTCGATGGTGATGTAGATGTCGGTCGTCGCCGCGTTAGGCATGACCCTGCGCGGCACACCATCAGCCAGTGACAGGGCCGCGGTCGTGGCCATGCCAGCAGCACCCACGAAACGGGCCTCACCCTCAATTCCACCCCACGTGATGTCCTCGGGGTTGAAGGACAAATCCTGGAACGGCAGCCCAGTCCTGATGAGCCACGGGGTAGAACCCCCGTTGACCATCTTGACCAGATCGTTCCACTTGTCCTCGTCACCCCCGCCCGTGTACTGGTACAGGAACTCGGGGATGTTGATTTCACTGTCACGTAGTGCCATCAGGTAGCCGCCAGAATCTCCCAGGCCGTAAACTGGGCGTCGACGAAATTGGTCTTGGGCTGACCAAAGAACGCACAGAGGTTGTGCACGTGCACCCTGTAGTCGTTCCAGTCGTCCAGGTTGTTGTCGGCCTTGTAACGCTGGAGGAGAGCGGTCACGCCCGTCTCGGGGTCTGTAGGTGTCGTGGGGTACTCCTGCTTTAGTGCGACCGCCTGGAAGTCCTGTAGATCAGCCACTTGGCATCTCCATTCCGCCGCCAGGAAGCTGGTTCCCGACCTCACCGTTCTGATCCTGGAAACCGCCACCCATAGGAGCGCCCTGCGGTCCGCCTACGCCACCCACCGACGGGTCACCAGGCATGCCAGGCTGCATAGGTGGTGGCATCATCATGAACTTGCCTGGGTTCGGCACACCGAACCCGAACTTCAGGACATGCTGCGCCAGTGCCGCAGGATCGATGATCGTGCCGATGAACGGTCCCATCGCCTCCATGAGCGCCGTAGCGGTCTGACGGCGGACCGTCTCGTTCATTGGCTGGGTAGAACCAGCCTCGACCTCGAAATCGAACTCGCCCTGGATGTCGTCAGCGTTGTAAGGCACCCAGTAGATGGCGCGGTCCTGGCCGAGCACACGTGCGACCTGGACCTGTGACATGAACTGCTGCTGGAGTTGCACGATGCGACGCGCCACCCTGGCGATGCACTGCTCGACCTGGGCCAGCTTGTCCGCCGAACGGGCGTTCACGTTGTCGGAGATGATCGCAGCCTCGGTGGCCGTACGCCTCGTCTCGGGCACCTGGCCGCGCTGGTACTCGGACACGCCCGTAACATCGCCGATGTCCTTCTCGATCACATCGCTGTGCTCGAAGATTTCAGGTGGCACAGGCACCTGAGGGACAACGCCGATCAGCTCAGGGAACGGCGTGTTCTCATCGGCAACTGGCACGAACGTGTTGTCCACGTCCGACATGAGCGCCTGGCGGCCCTCAGGGTTGAACGCACCCTCACGGTACAGGAACTTACGAGCGAACTTCTTACGCACCTGGATAGCGATGCTACGAGTCTTGTTCAGCTCCTGGACCAGAGGCTCAATAGCCTCCAGGTCACCCATCGGGTAGAAGAAATCGGGGATGTCATAGTTGCGGAGCATCACGAACGGGTGACCGAACGTGAACGGGCACGGCTTCGGGTCGATCAGAAACTCGTCTGACCCCTCAGCCAGGATCGCTACCGTGTTGTCCTTGACGTTGTAGAACTCGTAGATCGTGACACGCTGATCCTCGGGGTCCTGGTTGCCTCGACGGAAGAAGCTGCGCTGCTGGTCACGGAACTGGTCGGCCTCCAGGTCGGCC